ACCTCTCTTTAAAAAGTTTTTCCAAATAGATTTTGTTGAAGATGAAGACCCAATGTATCAAATCGCTGATTTGCCTGTCTTTAAATTAAAATGCTCAATGTGGGAATATTCATCAGAAGTTGTGGATACAGGTATTACAGAAATTGATACTAAACTTATAGAAGAAACATTAGATAGGCTTCAAAATCAATTTACACTAGAAACAGGAACAACAGTTTCTGGATCTTTATTGACGGAACAAATAGATGGTACCATTGAGGCATTCCTTTCAGAAGATGGATTCTTTATGGTAGATGAAACAGATGGTGATAATTTACTATTGGAAGATGACCCTAATTATGTTGACTATATAATACAAGAGGTTGCTTTAACTTCATTTGTAAAAGATGTTACAGGTGCAGATAATGTAGCATTTGATGAAGCTGCAGGCTTAGATGACTTTGATTCAGATAATGATATATTTGATTTTTCTGAAAATAATCCATTTGGCGACCCTAGAAATAATTAAAGGAGATGATTTATAATGTTTAAAAACGCACAATACCATGAATTAATACGAAAGACGGTAGTTGCATTTGGTACATTGTTTAACGATATGTATGTTTATCGAAAAAACAGTACAGGTAAGACAATACAAAAAATGAAAGTACCTTTAGCGTATGGACCAAAAGGGAAATTTTTAGTCCGAATTGAACAGGATACTGGTCGTTCTTCACCTGAACCTCGAACAACGGCAATAACTTTACCTCGTATAGGTTTTGAAATGTCAACATTAGCTTATGACCCAGCAAGAAAACTTAATCGTATTCAAAAATTTAAAAAAGTAAAAGGTGCTGATAGCAAGTCATTACAACAAACATATATGCCAGTACCTTATAATGTAGGTTTTACTTTATTTGCTATGGCGAAAAATAGTGAAGACGCTTTACAGATTGTTGAGCAAATACTACCTATGTTTCAACCGGATTATACAGTAGCATTAAATGTAATGCCTTCTTTGGATGTTGTAAGAGATGTTCCTATTGTTTTATCAGATGTGAGTTATGAGGATAGTTATGATGGTGCATTTACAGAAAGACGAGTGATATTGTATACACTTAACTTTGTTGCTAAAATGTATCTATATGGTCCTGTAACAAGTCAAGGTATAATTAAACAAGTTCAAGTTGACCAATATACAGATACTAATGTTGCAACGGCAAAAAGAGAGCAAAGATATGTTGTTACACCTCAACCAACTACAGCGGATGCTGATGACAATTTTGGATTTAATGAAGTTACTTCGTTTTTTCAGGATGCTGATGATTGGGATCCAACAACTGGTACTGATAAAGAAGCTTAAATATGAAAGTGTATTATGAAAAAAGTGGAAGACAAGTTGAATGAGATATTAGATATCGCTGAAACTAAAGTACAAGAAGAAAAATTACAACCTATTATTCCTCGTCCCAAAGAGAAGGACGATATAGATAGCGACTACAAATACAGTAGAGAAAATTTATATAGTCTTGTAGAACGAGGACAGGATGCTATTGATGGTATCCTCACCCTTGCAAAAGAAACAGAACATCCACGCACATACGAAGTAGCAGGACAACTTATTAAAAATGTTGGTGAGGTTACTGAAAAACTTTTACAGTTACAAGAGAAAATGAAAAAACTCAATGATGAGGTGGTAAAAACACCTAGTAAGGTTACAAATGCTTTGTTTGTGGGTTCAACAGCAGAATTACAAAAAATGTTAAAGAAGGATAAGAAGTGATTGAAACAAAAGCGTATTTAGGTAATCCAAACCTTAAAGCAGCAAATCAAAAAGTTAGATTTACCAAAAAACAAGTTCAAGAGTTTTTAAAGTGTCAGGAAAATCCTGTTTATTTTATTTCAACTTATTTAAAGATTGTTTCACTTGACCATGGTTTAGTTCCTTTCGATATGTATGTCTTTCAAAAAGAAATGGTTGATACATTCCATAATAATCGTTTTTCAATTGGTAAATTACCTAGACAATCCGGTAAATCAACAATAATTGTTGCTTACATTTTGCATTATACCATATTCAATCCTAATATTAATGTAGCAATACTTGCTAATAAAGCGGCAGTTGCTAGAGATATGTTAGGTCGTTTGCAACTTGCATATGAAAATTTACCTAAATGGTTGCAACAAGGTATAATTAATTGGAATAAAGGTAGTTTAGAATTAGAAAATGGCAGTAAAATAATGGCAGCTGCAACATCTTCTAGTGCTGTTCGAGGTGGTTCTTATAATATAATATTTTTAGATGAGTTTGCTTATGTGCCTAACAACATTGCTGAACAATTTTTTAGTTCAGTTTATCCTACAATTACATCTGGTAAAACTTCAAAAGTAATTATCGTTTCTACTCCACATGGTATGAATATGTTTTATAAATTATGGAATGATGCTATACATAAAAGAAATAGTTATAAAACTATTGAAGTGCATTGGTCAGAAATTCCTGGTCGTAATGAAAAATGGAAAGATGAAACTATTAAAAATACAAGTGAGAGCCAATTTCGTACGGAGTTTGAATGTGAATTTTTAGGTAGTGTTGATACATTGATTAGTGCGACTAAATTACGGACATTAAGTCATATACCACCAATAAAATCAAATGCTGGTTTGGATGTTTATGAAGACCCAATAAAAGAGAAAAGATATGTGGTTACAGTTGATGTTGCAAGAGGCACGGTTAATGATTATTCTGCTTTTGTGGTTATAGACGCTACAAGTATACCTTATAGAGTTGTTGCTAAGTATCGTAATAATGAAATTAAACCTTTAGTTTTTCCTCAAGTAGTTCATAAAGTTGCAACTGCATATAATATAGCAGAAGTTCTTATAGAGGTAAATGATATTGGTGGACAGGTAGCAGATACAATGCAATTTGATTTAGAATATGATAATTTGATTATGGTTAATCAGCGAGGACGCTCTGGACAAGTTGCAGGTACAGGATTTAGTGGCAAACAATCACAAATGGGAGTAAGAACAACAAAAGCGGTAAAGAAAATAGGTTGCGCTAATTTGCGAGCTATGGTAGAACACGACAAACTTATTATACAAGACTTTGATATTATTAGTGAATTGTCAACTTATATATTGAAAGGTAAAGATAAATTTGAAGCAGATGAAGGTGCTACAGATGATTTAGTTGCGTGTTTGGTAATATTTGCTTGGTTATCAAACCAAACATATTTTAAGGAATTAACAGACCAAGATATACGAGCAAGATTAGTTGATGAACAACAGGACGCAATGGACCAAGATATGGCACCTTTTGGTTTTGTGGATGATGGTATTACACCACCCGAAGAAGAAAGTTTTAAAGATCCGTATGGAACAACCTGGACACCAGTAAAATACAAACACGGACTCTAAAATGTGGGTATTATAAATATTGTTGTTAATAAATAACAAATTTAACAATTAAGGAGAACAAGATGGCTTTTTTAGTATCACCAGGCGTTCTCGTTACGGAAAAGGATCTTACTAATGTAATTCCTGCAGTTAGCACCTCTATTGGTGCGATTGGGGTTGCTAGTGAGAGAGGGCCGATGGACGAAATCGTAACGGTTTCAAGTGAAAATGAGTATGTAAGAGTATTTGGGAAACCAACTGCTGCCACATATGAATACTTTTTTAGTGCAACCAACTTTTTGCAGTACGGAAATGCTTTAAGGGTAGTTCGAGCAACTACAGGCTGCGTAAATGCAGGTGTTAGTGCCGGAGTGTTGATTAAAAATACAACACACTACCTAGATAATTACTCCTCTGGAGCTGGATCTGTTGGCAGCTGGGCTGCTAGAGAACCAGGAACTTGGGGAAATAACTTAAAAGTGTCTATGTGTACCAATTCGACTGCTTATGGACCAAGTCAAATGGGTGGTAACCTTGTCAATGACGCTTCGGCGGCTATTGGCGATACAACTATCACCGTAGATGATGGCTCTATAATCAATGTTGGAGATATTTTAGAGTTTGGAAGTGCTGCTGATTATACAGCTGCACCTTCTGGACATTATTACAAAGTATCTTCCATTGCTACCCATGTCCTAACAATTGCAAGATTCGATCCTGCTTCTGGTAAAACACTAACAGGTGGATTACGACACGCTGTCGTGGATGATGCAAAAGTTAAAAGATATTGGGAATACTACTTCAATTTTTCACAAGCACCTACAACTACAGATGATGTGTTGGCGGCTGGCGGTTCACTTGATGAATTGCATATTGTGGTGGTTGATGAAGATGGCGGTATCACAGGTACAGCAGGCACTATATTAGAAAGACACGAAGGTTTATCGCAAGCTTCAGACGCTAAAACGGCTCAAGGTGCGAGTAACTATTATGTTGATGTGCTTTATAGAAATTCAGAACATATTTACTGGATGGATCATGAAGGAACATTAGCAAATGCTGGTAACACAAAAACTGGACGAACATTTGATAATCAAGGCGCAAATGATTTTAGCGTATATTCTGCTTCACTTACACTTGGAACAGATGATGTTGAACCAACTTTGGGAGAAATGGCGTTAGCATATGATAAATTTGCTGATGCTGAAACAGTTGATGTAAACTTTATTATCGGCGGACCATCACAAGGTGGGGGATTAACTGCTGCTGATGCAACAGGTGACACCCACGCTACTAAAGTGATTGATATTGCTGAAGGAAGAAAAGATTGTGTAGCATTCATTTCACCTGCGAGAGCAGATGTTGTAAATGTTTCTGATCCAATTTCTGCTACAGTTAATGTTAAAGCTTTCGCTGACGGACTTGCTTCAAGTTCATATGCAGTAATAGATAGTGGATACAAATATCAGTATGACAAATACAATGATGTATACCGCCATGTTCCACTTTGTGGAGATATTGCTGGACTATGTGCTAGAACAGATGTAGTTTCAGACCCATGGTATTCACCTGCTGGTTACAGTAGAGGACAAATCCGTGGTGCTGTAAAACTTGCATTTAATCCTAACCAAACACAAAGAGATGATTTGTATAAAGCAAGAGTAAATCCTGTTGTTACATTTCCTGGACAAGGAACTTTGTTGTATGGCGATAAAACAGCACAAGCAAAACCAAGTGCATTTGATAGAATCAATGTAAGGAGACTTTTCATTGTTCTTGAAAAAGCGATTTCTACAGCTGCTAAATTCCAACTCTTTGAGTTCAATGATGAGTTCACAAGAGCAGGATTTAGAAACTTGATAGAACCGTTTTTGAGAGATGTACAAGGCAGACGAGGTATCACAGACTTTTCAGTAGTATGTGATGAAACAAATAATACTGGCGAAGTTATAGACAGGAACGAATTTGTGGCGGACATTTATGTTAAGCCAAATCGTTCTATTAACTTCATTAAACTTAACTTTATTGCTACAAGAACAGGCGTTGCCTTTTCAGAAGTAGCAGGCGCATAGGAGAGGAGAATAAAAAATGGCAAACGTATCAGATTTTATTTCTAAACTCAAAGGCGGCGGTGCTAGACAGAATCAGTTTAAGGTAACTTTACCTTTTCCTGGTTATGCAGCTGTAGGTGGTGAAACAGAAAGCTTGGCATTCTTATGCTCTGCTACTATATTACCTACTAGTGAGTTAGGTGAATTAACAGTAAATTTCCGTGGTAGACCAATCTACATGGCTGGTGATAGGACTTTCCAAACTTGGAGTACTACTATCATTAATGATACTGATATGGGTATCAGAAATGCTATTGAAAGATGGTCGAATGGTATCAACAACCATTCTGATAACGAAGGATTAAACAATCCTGTTGATTATCAAGTGGATGCTTTTGTTGACCACCTAGATAGAAATGGTAATACAATTAAAAGTTATACTTTTAGAGGTATGTGGCCAAGTATCGTAGGTCAAGTTGACTTAAACATGGACCAAGTAACAGCGCTCGAAACTTTTGAGTGTACTTGGAGATATCAATATTGGGAAAGTAACACTACAACATAAGTTGTGAATAACGGGGCGCCTTTTTAGGCGCCCTAAATATAATAAAAAGGAGTTAGTAGTGGCAGAAATCTTTGGATTTGAGATAAAAAGAAAACCGGTTAAGGCAACCAGTCAATCATTTACAGCACCAACAGCTGATGATGGTACCCAAACCATTATGGGTGGTTTTGGTGGCCAATATTTAGATATTGAAGGTGTTGTTAATAATGAGGCGGATGCGATTCGCAGGTATAGAGAAGTTGCAATACAACCTGAATGTGACCAGGCAGTTGAAGATATTATTAATGAAGCGATTGTAGTTGACGATAACCAAGGTGTTGTCCGTCTTAATATGAGTGCTGTTCCATTTAGTGCTGGTGTTAAAACTAAAATATCAGATGAGTTTAAAACTGTTCTTTCTCTTATGGAGTTTGAACAAAAGGGACATGACATTTTTCGTAGATGGTATGTTGATGGACGAATAGTATATCATAAAGTAATTGATCCTAAAAAAGTTAAAGAGGGAATAATTGAATTACGATATATTGATCCAAGAAAAATTAAAAAAGTAAGACAA